CCGGGGATGCGTAAGAATCTTTTCGAGAAGATTAAACGCGGTGGCAAAGGTGGCTCGCCGGGGCAATGGTCTGCACGCAAGGCTCAGATGCTCGCGCGTCAATACAAGGCTCGTGGTGGAGGCTATACTAGCTAATGAAAGCCCCGCAAAAATCACTCCGCGCTTGGACAAAACAGAAGTGGCGGACTAAATCAGGCAAGCCTAGCACCCAAGGGCCGAAGGCTACTGGTGAACGCTACTTGCCAGAGAAGGCAATCAAAAGCTTGAGCGATGAAGAGTATGCTCGCACCACCGCAAAGAAACGTGCGGCTCGTCGTGCTGGCAAGCAGTTCTCAAAACAACCGAAAGGTATTGCTGAAAAGACGCGGAAACATCGTCGTGTCTAAGCAAGAAACTCGCAAGCTTCGGAGAAAAGCAATCAAGATGCAGAACAATAGTTCGCGCAAGATGCACTTTTCGGAAGCTATGCAGGAGGTAAGGAAGGTAACAGATGAGTTTTCTACACGCAATTAGTGAGCAAGAGCGTCGAGTCTTACGCAACATAGTTAAGAAGGTTCACCTCAAGCATCACCCTCAAGAGTTCTGCACTGACTATGAAGCTGACAAGCTTATCTCGATTATCGCTCCTGATGTGGTTGAGCGTCTAATCAAAGTCGGCGTGGATCATAAAATTGACGAACTTTAAGTATAAGCCGGATGGCGATGTCCTAAAGGAGTTTATGAAAGATGATACTTTCTTTCGTGGTATTCGCGGCCCTGTTGGTTCTGGTAAGTCTGTGGGCTGCTGCGTTGAAGTATTTCGCAGGGCATTAGCACAGCAAAAGAATGATGATGGCATACGCCGTTCTCGCTGGGCTATCATTCGTAACACCAACCCACAGCTAAGAACTACGACTATCAAGACTTGGCTTGACTGGTTTCCCGAAGACCAGTGGGGAAGGTTTCAATGGTCAGTCCCCTATACGCATCACATCAAGCAAGGCGACCTAGACCTTGAGGTTATCTTTCTTGCTCTCGATAGACCAGAGGATGTAAAGAAACTTCTGTCATTGGAGTTAACTGGCATTTGGATTAACGAGGCGAGGGAATTGCCTAAGTCAATCATTGACGCTTGCACCATGCGTGTTGGTCGTTTCCCCTCTATGCGAGATGGAGGCCCCACATGGACTGGCGTGATTGCTGATACCAATGCCCCAGAAGAAGACCATTGGTGGCCTATTATGTCTGGCGAAGTTCCTGTCCCTGACCATATTTCTGCTGATGAAGCGCGTATGATGGTGAAGCCGGACAACTGGAGTTTTTACACACAGCCTGCGGGAATGGTAGAAGAGAAGGATAAAGAAGGCTCTATCCAAGATTATGTGCCAAACAAACAGGCAGAGAATCAAAAGAACATGATGAAGAGCTACTACCCCAACCTTATCAGGGGTAAGACTAAAAGCTGGATTGATGTCTATGTTATGAATAAGCTAGGACAGATAAATGATGGGAAGCCAGTATATCAAATGTTTGCACCAGACTTACACATCGCTAAAGAAGAAATACCTGTCGCTGCTGGAGTTCCGATCTTTATTGGTCTTGACTTTGGGCTTACTCCTGCTGCTGTGTTTGGTCAGCGTGTTCGTGGTCGTTGGTTGATACTTCAAGAGATTGTTGCTTTTGACATGGGCATCGTGCGGTTTGCAGAGTTACTTAGGCAGGAGATTGCCACACGCTATAGTGGGTGTGAGGTAAATATTATTGGTGACCCTGCTGGTGACTTCCGCGCGCAAACGGATGAAAGCACTCCGTTCCAAGTGCTTCGGGGTGCTGGTCTTACTGCGCGTCCAGCACAATCCAACGATGTTTCCTTGCGTATTGAGGCTGTGGCTGGCACACTTAACCGTTTGGTTGAGGGCAAGTCGGGTATCTTAATAGACCCGCGATGCAAAGAGTTGATCAAGGGTTTTGATGGTGGCTATGGGTATCGGCGTATGCAGGTGTCCGGCGAGCGTTACGATGACAAGCCCGATAAGAATAGGTTCTCTCATATACATGATGCTTTACAATACTTAATGCTTGGTGGTGGTGAAGGCCGTGAAGTCCTCGGAAATAACAAGACCGCTAAACCGTTTACTATGAAGCGGGACTTTGATATATTTACACGGAAACCCAAGCAAGCGAAACAAAGTTTTTGGAATAGGATGAAGTAATGGGCAGACCTACTCAATTAGATGCACAGCGCAGAGAGGCTAGTAGGCAAAGACGCATGAAAGAGTATAATCTTGGTGCTGGTTTAGATCCAAGAACAAAAGAGCTTACTGATAAACTTTATCAACCCACTAGATTTACAACTATGAGCAGGCGAGGTGGCAACACCGAAGAAAGCTTAAACAAAGCCGCATATCAAAAAAATGTAAGTTTTATTCAAAAATACTCTGTTCCGGAAACTATGTTTGCCGAAGCTGCTGCTGCTGGTGTTGACCCAAGAACCATTGAGGCATTAAGAAAACAATCTGACAAAGCTAGGGCGGATGCCTTAGAAATACGCAGTAAGTCTCGCTCACCGGGAATGGTTGGCGCAGTGTATGGCGGCAGATTAAAAAATATTGGATCTACTGTTGGTTTGATTGCCGAGGACTTGCGCGGACAACTTAAGTCTGATGTCCAAAAGCAACCTGAGTTTCAAGAAATTCGTCGCCGCAGAGAAAAGGCAGTAGAGCAAGCTACTGTTGGTATGCGGCGTAAACGAGGCAAGGCATCATTATTGTCCGGCGAAGCTGGCGGTGCTGGCTTCTTTCAGAGGTATTTTACATAATGGCATTTGACAACGCATTAAAGGCAATGAGAAAAAGGCGGACGTTTCTTAGGGAGGCGCGCGCTGCTGGGGTTGATCCACGCACTATTGAGCATTACGAAACTGCTCGTAAAAAAGCTTTTGATGCGCAAATGCGTTATCAATCTACATTAAGAAAAAAGAAACGTGGCATCGGTGGTGCTTTCAGAAAACTTAGTGGCGGCGGTAGCATTGAAAAATATCGTGACCTTGCACAAAAAGCCAGACTCGAAATCGAAGAAGCAAAAAAGGGTTTGTTAAGCGATGTTAAAAAGCAAGGCGAACTTCAAGCAATACGGCGTAAACGTAAGACTACTGTAGAAGAGGGCATTGCTGCAATGACACGCAAGCGCGGTAAAGCTTCTCTTATATCTAGCCCTGCTGGTGGTGCTGGATTTTTTCAAAGGTATTTTGGATAATGGACAAAACAGCTAAACATTACATCAAGAAGTATGAGACTGCGCGAACTCAACGCACTCCCTTTGAAGATCTTTTCCAAGAGTGTTACGACTATGCTCTCCCCCAGCGTGAAGGCTTTTACTTCAATGCGCCGGGTCAACGCCGTGATGACCGAATCTTTGACGAGACTGCGGTAGTTGGCGTTCAAGAGTTTGCCTCTCGTTTGCAGTCTGGGCTTGTTCCCAACTTCGCTCGTTGGTCTGACTTGGTTGCTGGCTCGGAAGTTCCCGCAGAAGAAGCAGATGAAATCAACAACAGCCTTGATGAAGTCACAGAGTATATCTTTGAGATTCTTGCAAACAGTAACTTTGCACAAGAGGTGCATGAGTCATTCATGGACTTGGCTGTCGGAACTGGCTGCTTGCTGGTTGAAGAGGGCGATGCAGTAAACCCAATCCGTTTCAGTGCTATCCCTCTTCCTAAGGTCGTTCTTGAGAATGGCCCCGATGACCGCATTGACCATGTATATCGTGAGCGTGAGATTCGCCATAACGACATAAAGATTGTTTACCCCAAAGCAAAACTCTCCCCCAAGATGCAGGATATGATTAACCGCAAGGGTGACGAGAAGTGCAAAGTTCTTGAGGTTGTATGTCGCCTGTATGACAAGCCCAACCAAGAGCGTTACGGCTACTACGCCATTGATAAAACTCATGGCGAGTTAATCTTTGAAGACACCTTTGAAGGCGTGGGCAGCAATCCGTTTGTTTGCTTCCGCTGGTCTAAAGCTGCTGGCGAAGTATATGGTCGCGGCCCATTGGTAAACGCTCTGTCTGCAATTAAGACAACCAACCTTACAATCCAGCTTGTATTGGAAAATGCACAGATGGCTATCTCTGGTATTTACCAGATGGACGATGATGGGATTATCAATGTCGATACGATCAATCTTGTGCCGGGGACTGTCATTCCTAAAGCACCCGGCTCAAATGGGTTACAACCTGTTGCGGCAGCCGGAAGCTTTGATGTTGCCAATCTTGTTCTTAACGACATGCGGATGAACATTAAGCGCGCATTGTATAATGATATGCTCGGTGATCCGAACCGGACACCCGCCACGGCTACCGAAATTGCAGAACGCATGGCTGACTTGAGCCGCCGTATTGGTTCTGCCTTTGGTCGCTTGCAAGCAGAGATGGTTCAGCCCATTCTGCAACGCGTAGTTTACATTCTGCGTAAGCAGGGTCGCATTGATCTCCCAACAGTTAATGGTCGTGAAGTAAAAATTCGGAGTGTATCTCCCTTGGCGCAAGCCCAGTCTAATCAGGACATCACAACTGTTGCGAGATTCCTTGAGGTAGTTGGTGCAAACTTCGGGCCGGAGATGGTCAACTTGCTTATCGACTCAGAAGAGACAGCGGTTTACTTGGCTAAGAAGTTTGGCGTTCCTGATAACCTAATCAGAGACGAAGCCGAGCGTGAACAGATTCAACAGATGCAACAAATGATAGCGCAAATGCAAGCGCAGCAACAAGGCGGTGGTGTGGTATAGATGTCACATATTGGAGTAGATGGTTTTCCTCGACCACAAAAAGAGGACGAAAAGATTTCTATGGATATTAAGGCCTTGCTGGGAACTCCGGCAGGCAAAGAGGTTCTTCGCTATCTCCGTTCCATTACATTGGATGCGGTAGCTGGCGGAGGCATTAGCGATGGCGAACTCCGTCACTTGGAGGGTCAACGCTTTATAGTCGCGCTAATTGAACGGCGCATTAACCATGCAGAAAAGGTAGAAAGTAAATGAGTGAAGCAACAGATAATGTGGAAGCGCAAGCCGAAGCACCTGAAGCCGTAACAACTGAGGTAGCAGACAGCCGCCCTGAGTGGCTTCCTGAAAAATTTAAGTCTCCAGAAGATTTGGTAACTTCTTATTCCTCCCTAGAGAGCAAGCTAGGTAAGGGGCAAGATGAGTTGCGCGAATCTATTATGGGTGAAATTGAGCAAGAGGCTTTTGCTAATCGCCCTGAATCATCTGGTGATTACACCCTTCCAGAGGGTGCTGACGAGCTGGCAGATGATCCTAATGTAGATTGGTGGGCAAACTTTGCTTGGGAGAACGGTTTCTCTCAGGATGAGTTTAACGAAGGTTTGGCTCGTATGATGCCCGACCAGCCCGACCTTGACGCTGAGTCCGCCAAGCTGGGTGACAACGCCGAGGCTCGTATTGAGGCTGTGGCACTGTGGTCGCAAAAGAATGTCCCTACTGAACTGAGTGGTGAGATTATGCGTCTTGGTGAAACTGCCGAGGGTATTGAACTCCTCGAGCATTTCATGGGTGCAATGTCTGACACTTCTGTTAGTGGCGATATTACTGCCCCGACAGTTCTCGACAAGGCTGAGTTGGAGTCTATGATGAAAGACCCGCGCTACTGGGATAACACTCGACGCGATGCAGCTTTTGTCAAGCAAGTTGACGAAGGCTTCGCTAAACTTTATAAATAAGTAATACACGAGACCCCTCCTAAACACCGTCCCTCTTTCGATTGGGGCGGTGTTTTTTATATTGCTAAAATACATTGTTTCGGGCATTATTCTTTTGTTAGAGGCCCGATGATACGCGGATAGCCCGGAAACGGATAACTAGATGATGCAACGCACGGACAACCATTCCTGACATTGTAACTGAAACTTCTAAACTGGAGAATGAAAATGGCTAATACTATTGATCAAGCCTTCATCACGCAGTTTGAATCTGATGTTCATTTGGCGTATCAGCGTATGGGGTCTAAACTCCGTAACACTGTCCGTCAGGTTAATGGCGTAACGGGTTCTACTGTTAAATTTCAAAAAATTGGTAAAGGTGCTGCTAACACCAAGTCTCGTAACGGCGATGTTACTGGCATGGAAGTCGCACACACCAACGTATCAGCAACGCTGACCGATCACTACGCACCTGAGTATATCGACAAGCTGGACGAACTGAAAACCAACATTGACGAACGTCAAGCTGTTGCTCAGTCGGCTGCTTATGCTCTGGGTCGTAAGACTGACGAGTTGATTGTTGCTGCTCTCGACGCTGGCGCAAACAGCACTCAGATTGCTGACACTTCTGGCGCGCTGGTTAAAGGCGACTTGCTGACCCTGTTTGAAACAATGGGTTCTGCTGACATTCCGGAAGATGGCAACCGCTATCTTGCAATGTCTCCTGCTGGTTACGCTGACCTGTTCAGCATCAACGAGTTCGCATCTAGCGATTTTGTTGGCGACCAAAACCTCCCGTTTGCTGGCGGCATGACAATGAAAGAGTTCTTGGGCTTCAAGATCTTCTCAACGTCTGCTGTTGCTGGCGGTAAGAACTTTGCCTACCATAGCTCTGCTATTGGTCTGGGTGTTGGTTCTGATGTTCAAACCGAAGTGAACTATGTGCCGCAGAAAGTGGCTCACTTGGTCACTGCTCACATGAGCATGGGTGCTATCGGTATCGACGATAACGGCATCTACGAAGTTCTGGACAACAACTAAGTCTGGTAGGGGAGCGGTGGGAAACTGCTGCTCCCCCCTTTCTTGACGAGGTAAGTATGACATCCACAGTAGCTAACAGTGCTATCGACATTTGTTCACGGGCTTTGATCCTTATTGGGGCAGAGCCTATTACTTCGTTTGAAGACAATACAACAGAGGCACTGGTCGCTGTTAATATGTATGAAGACGTAGCGCAAGCTAGTCTCTGCAACACACGCTGGCGTTTTGCTACTGAGCAAGCGCAGCTTAGTCGTTTATCAGATGAGCCGACTGGACGCTTTGATGCGGCCTATCAGCTTCCATCTAACCTTTTGATGCTTAACGCCGTTACTGTAAATGATAACAATACGAACCATACAATCTACGGCGACAAGGTATTTACCAACACCTCAGACCAAGATCAGGTTATTGCTGATTACATCTATCGTGCAGATGAGTCTGATTGGCCTTCCTACTTTACACTTGCTGTCGAGTATTCCCTTGCTGCCATCTTTGCAAGTTCTATTGCTCGGAACGAGGGTCTGACACAGATTATGGAAATCAAGGCAAACAACCTTATGGCAAAAGCCCGTAACCTTGACAGCCAGCAGAACACGACACGCAAACTTACGACTTCGAGGTTTATCACTGAAAGGCTGTCATAATGGCGAAGATTAAGATTCCGCTTCACAGCTTTCAGTTTGGCGAACTTAGCCCATCCTTTACATCCCGTGTGGACGCTGCTGTGTATCAGGCTGGCGCGCAGAAGGTGCGTAACTTTATTATCATCAATGAGGGTGGTGTAAAGAAACGCGCTGGTGGTGAGTTCATCTATCAGTTTAGCGATACTGTAACTCCTGCAAACGAGTTAGAGATTCGCATTGAGCCGTTTATCTTTTCGGATGACGAGCGGTATATCTTTTGCTTCAAGAACAACGCTCTCGACATTTTCTTTATCAACCCGACTACTGGTGAAGTTGATACCACACCTGTCAGCCTGTCTGGCTCTAGCAGTTGCCCGTGGACAACGGCAAAGCTAAAAGAAATTACAATGGCCTCCTCTGGCGATGTAACAATCATCTGCCATGAAACCTTCCCCCCTCGTCTTATTCGCCGGACTGGGTTGAAGACCTTTGTCTCTGAGGTGTTTGAGTTTGAGGACAATGGTAATGATGATTCTCCAACACACCCCTACTACAAATTTCAAAAGGGTGGTGTTACACTAGACCCTGCGGCTACGTCCGGCACGAATGTTCTTGTAACTGCAAGCAGTAGTTACTTTGTATCAGGTCACGTTGGTTCGTATCTGCTAATTGGTAATACGCCTTGTGAGATAAAAACATATGTTAGCGCAACTCAAGTTAGGGTGGACATTACTGGCACGATACTTCGTCGCCTTGCGCCAGACTCTATTGAGGTGTTTGCTGGCACTAGTGCTGTTCAAGTTACTATGCCTCTTCACGGTATGGGTGTTGGTGACGTTTTTGTTATTGATCGCGTGGGGGCTTTGGGAGGTCTTAACGCCTCTCACATGGAGGGAACAAAAACTGTAAGCAAGGTTATTGACCTTAATACATTTGAATACACTGCTGGGTCTAATGCCTCTTCTTCTGCCATCGGTGGCGGTTCTGTTGAAATCTCAAGCGGTGCTGCTACCCCAGAGTGGTATGAGCAGTCTTACTCTGCTGTTCGCGGCTACCCTGCTGCTGTAACATTCCACGAAGGTCGCCTGTGGTTTGCTGGCACGACAGCACAGCCCGGTCATGTCTGGGCTTCCAAGTCTGCCAACTTCTTTAACTTCGACATAGGCACGGGGGCGGACAGTGATGCCATTGATCTTAACTCTAACTTTGGTGAGTTCTCTCATATCCGTCATCTTGTGGTTAATCGTGACCTACAGATATTCTCTGCTTCTTCTGAGTCATTCATTCCTGCTTTCACTGATAGGCCTGTTACCCCTGCAAACGCCATAATCAAGCGTCAAACACCCTATGGTTCATCCTATATGCGACCACAGCCCTTTGATGGTGCAACCCTCTATACGCAAGCCTCTGGCAAGATGTTGGGGTCTTATGTGTATAGTGAAGTGGAGCAAGCCTACAACACAGAGAATGTGTCTGTGACTGCTACCCATCTGATGCGTTCTCCCATCCAATCTGCAAGTATTAAAGGTGGCTTTGACCGGGCTGAGTCATACTGCTTCCTGATTAACAATGATGGCACTATGTCTGTCTTCTACTCCTCTCGCGGCGATCAACGCGCTGGGTGGATGCTGTGGGATACATCGGGCAAGTTCCACAGTGTTTGCGCTGTTGACCGCAATGTGTATTCCATTGCTGTTCGGGATCAGGGCGATGGCACTAATCGTTACTACCTTGAGAAGTTTAACGAAGAGATGCCGATGGATTACTGCGATGAGTTCACTGGCACTGCTGGTGTGTTTGATGTTAGCAGCCAGTTCTCTGATGGTGCTGTGGTTCGTGTGGTTAGCGGCACAGATTACATTGGCGAGTTTACTGTGGCCTCTGGGGAGGTTGATGTATCTAGCGTTAAGGAAATTACGACAGCTTACATTGGTTATCAATTCACCCCCATCCTACAGACAATGCCCATTGATGCGCTGATGGGTGGCGGCCCGATGACTGCTGCGCCGCGCAAGATTGATATGGTTACTCTTGATTTGCAGGATACTTTGTCTGCATCGGTCAATAGTAAGGATATGATTATCAGGAATGTAAACGATGATTTTTCTTTGGATAGGTCTAAGTTTACTGGTAGAAAAGAGTTTAGGTTAATTGGTATTTCAAAAGACCCGTCTGTTACAGTTAGTCAGTCTGTTCCTTTTGATTTACAACTAAACGGTATGGTTATTGAGGTGACTTTCTAATGGCTTGGCAATTAGCATTAGCAGTAGGTTCTGGCTTGATGAGTTACGGCTCAAGCAAACGCGCTGCGCGAGAAGCAAAACGGCAAGCAGAGTTACAGGCGGCAGCAATCCTGCGCCAGCGATTTGCTGTTGAAGAGTTGGCAACTCAACAGCATGTAGATCGCATGGAATCTTTCCGTGATTTGGTAAACACCAACAATGCCTATGCTGCTTATATGGGGCGTTCTGATCGCAGCATCCAAGCTTTGCGTAAAGAAGAAGGCAGAAAATATGGTCGTGATGTTGATCGTATTAAAGAGCAGTCTCGCAGGGAAATACAGAAACTTCGTGATGAGGCTCAAGCTGTTCGAGAGCAGGGTAGGGTTACAAGCAGACAGTATAAAAATGCTGCCAATGCTACTTTGTTTAACACTGCTGCTTCTGCTGCGACTACGCTTGGTAAAACGCCCGATTCACCACCCACCACAAATGAGACAACATAATGGCTGTTGAAATTAAAAAAACTCGTTCAGGATCTTTCTTAAACAAACCAGTAGGTGTTACGCGAGTAACAACTGGCGCAGAAAAAGTGTATGCACAGCAAGCCGAGATACTTTCCGGCGTTGGTGAGTTTGCTTTTGAACTAGCAAAAGAAGATCAAATTACTCGCGGCAAGGAGTATGCCAATACTGCTCGTGTGCGTGACGAGAATGGAAAGCTTGATTACAAAGCCCTCCCCTTTGATCTTGGTAGGTATGGTCAAGCTGCTGCTAATGAAATTTTATCCAACCGCTACATGATTGCCCTTAAAGATGACATGGTAACTGCGGCAAAAGAAATTTCTAAAATATCTGATGGAAATCCTACAAAGTTTGAAGAGGGTTTTTCTGCTTGGACAAAGCAGCGCGCTAAGTTGATGGAAGGAAGTGGCGGCACAGATATTATTGCTCCATTTATTGATAGTGCCTACACCTATCAAAAAGAGTTTGTAAATGACCTTGTAATTAAACGTGTAGAGGTTGAGAACGCAATTACAAAGTCTCAGTATGGCAGAACATCGCGTGATCAAGCTAATTCTATTCAAAGCTCTTTTGCTGCTGGAGAGTTTGATGATGCAACGCAACAACTTAAAGCTTCGGAATTGGAGGCCAACAACCTTCAAGTAAGTGGGGCAATTAACTTTGATACCAGCAACAAAGCCAAAAGAATGTATTCTCGTTCTGCTATTGACGGGCTTGTTGACTTTCATTTTAAGGGGAGTGGTTCGCCTGCACTAAGGGCATTGGAAGTAGAGTTACGCGGTGGCGAGTCTGGGATAAATATTTTAAAACAAACCCCCAGCATCAAAGCTGCCTTTGATCGCTTGGACGATGCTGACCGAAGCACTTTTCTTGGCGATCTTTCAAAAAGAGCGTCGGCAGAAGAGGGGTTTCAGAAAAAGTTTTTTGGCAATCAAGTTTTTAAAAGAGATTATGAGTTAGGTGTTGCTAATAAAACCAGCGAAGCTCAACGCAGTTTAAATGCAGAGTTTGGTTATACCAGTTTTTTAGATGTCACGGGCTTGTCAGTTGGAACTCTTGACAGACATTCCGCACAGGCTCTTTTAGATTCACACGAAAAAGAAAACAATGCTCAGTTTCCCTCGGAAATGACGCAAGATTTAGCCGGGTCGTTTGCTTCTGGCGGGATTACAGATGATATTGTTATTGCAACGCTGGATAGATTTGAAAACATTAGAGCCGCACAGGATTTAAAGGGAAGAAATCTTCTTACATATCTTGGTGGTGGTGACTCTGCTAAAAAGTTTAGCAATATGGCAACCGCTTTAAATGTTATCCGCGAAGTCAGTGGTGATGAGTCAGTCGTTCCTGCTTATCGCCAAATCATTCTTAATCAATCAAATGACTCCGAGGCATTAAAGACTGTGAGAAATAACTTTGACTTTGAATACGATAAGGAGCAAACAGATAGAACAAATATAAGAAACGCTGCTAAAACCCTTACTCGCAAGCTTGATATTCCTTCTCACTTAAAAGATAGAG